AAGATTACTTTGGAACGTACGATACCATTGCAAACTTTGCAGAGATGGATCTTGCTGACGAAGGAAATCAAATATCAGTAATCAAACAGGCCTTGGCTGATCAAGGTTTTGAGCCTGACGATATAAACAGCGAAGTTGAAAGATTGAAAAACTATGGAGATCTTGAAACTGTAGCAACCAAACACCACAAGGTGTTAGTAAAGAAGGAGGCAGCTAAGTTGCAACAACTTGAACAAAAAGCTCAATACGAGCTTCAACAAAAACAAGCCATAAAGCAACAATACTACAACAACGTAAGCGCTGTTCTTCAGGAAAAATTAAAGACTAAGGATTTCGATGGTATTCCCATCAATCCAAAGTTAGCAAACGAACTACAAGATTTTCTACTGGTTGAGAAGTATAAGACCAATTCTGGAGAAACGCTCACAGACTTTGATCGTGTAATACTTGAACTCAAACGACCTGAGAACCATGCTATGAAAGTAAAGGTTGGCTTGCTCCTGAAGATTCTGGAAAAAGATCCAACACTCTCTACAATTCAAAAGTCAGGTGTTTCTAAAAAATCTAACGAACTCTTCAGTGAGGTTGCTAGACAGGTAACAAAAAGTAGTGGAAAATCCTCTGGAGGTAGTCAGAAATCTAGTTCTTGGTTTTTATAAACATTTGTAATAATTAAAAAGTAAACAAAAATGGCAATTCAAACAATCCCAGGTTTAACTGGTTTTACGTATGCGAGAGTAGCCTCTATGGATAAGCGTGCAGTGGGCAAGCTTACTGATGCAAATCACTTAGAGAGCTTCCACAGCACTGAACCAGCAGACTATGACAAGAAGATCATCAGTCTCTACACCCAAAGTTCATTGTACAGCAATGATTTCTTGGACATGATTAACAAAAGCACACCTTATTACATCGATAATAACAGTGATGCTTGGAAATGGCAAGTAGCTGTTCCTTACAAATTCCCTAAGATCATCAACGTTCCAGAAGCAACTGCTTCTTTGGATAAGATTGGTATCGATGGTCAAGAGTTTACTCTTGTTTTGGACACTAACGAATTCTCTAAGAACGCTATCGTTTCTGTGGGTTCTCGCCAATATGGTCCTCGTTTCTACGTGATCAAAGATCCAGTTCCTTGGAACATGGGATATTTGTACACTTTCAATTTGGTAACTGACAATCCTACAGTTGACTACATGACTTCTTCTTCTCAATTCTTACAAGTAGGTGTTGAGCTTGAATTGGTTGATGCTGCAATTGGTGAATTCGATCAAGACTTGTTAGGTCTTCCTCGTCTGGGTGAGCAAATCACTATGTTTGAATCTTTGGGTTCTGCATATGGTTATGAGCACAAGATCACTGAGTGGGCTGATGACAAAATGATGAGAGACAGCAAAGGTAATCCTCTAGATATCTTAGTATATGCTCCTCAGCGTAGAAATCAGTTGCCTTTGACTCGTAACGATGTTAAATGGGAACCATTCATCGAGTTCTGGATGCGTAAGAGCATGTTGGAATTGAAAGTTAAGCGTATGATCTGGTCTAAGCCAGGTACTGTTAAGACTAATGGTGGTAAACAAGAATTGAAGCGTACCTCTGCTGGTGTTTACCACAGAATGCGTAACAATGGTAACTTGGTTCAATACAATCGTGGAGAATTCTCTGCTAACTTGATTCGTTCAGTTTTTGGAGATCTTTTCTATCGTCGTGTGGATGTTAAAGATCGTAAGGTTAAAATGTACACAAACGAAGCTGGATTTGACGTGTTCCAACAAGCTTTGAAAGCTGACGCTTTGAACAGTGGTCTTACTTTCATGGCTGATTCTGGAAATCGTTACATGCAGGGAGAAGGACAACACATCACTTACAACTTTGCATTCGATGCAATGGTTACTCGTGAGACTGGTCGTGTTGAACTGATCCACTTGAAAGAACTTGATCTGCCACAATCTAACTTGGAATTTGGTCAGAACAAGAAATCAACTCCTGTATTCATGGTGTTCGACGTTTCTCCAATGAGCGATGGTTCAATGGTAAACAACATTCGTGAAGTACGTATGAAAGGAGCTCCTTCAATGACTTGGGGTTATATCGATGGTACTCGTCACCACTTAGGTTTTGCTAAGTCTCAAGGTATGAGTTCTGCGAATAAGTTCCCAGGATACGAAATCTGGATGAAAGATCGTTGTGATGTATTTATCGAAGATTTGTCTCGTACAGTCTTGATTGAAGAGATTCCACAATTGTAATCTCAAAATAAAAAGAGAAGGGCCTCAAACTCTGAGGCTCTTCTTTAAATACAGAGTGAAGAGTCTAATCGATTTTAGCTGCTTTGCCTTCGATGGCAGCACTCTGCAAACAAAACCAAATAAAACAACTACATATGGGTAAGATAGGAAAAATCTCTACTATTAAGAAAGAGTACAACAATGCACAAGTGCAAACGATGCAAGGTGGACTTGCACAAAAAGGTTTAACAAGAATTCCTGGAACAGGAGTTTTTAAGTATCCTTACAAGGAACTCGATGGTCAGTATAGAACAGGATTAGATCCTAATGCTGCGTACATCAGAAGAATTCAAGATCCTACTGAAAAGGAAATGGAAATTGAACGTGTAACTGAACTCAGAAAAAAGCTTGAAGAAGCTTTGGGAGACATCAACCTTGGTCCACGTTCTTCTTTTTGGAACTATGGAATGGCTACATCTCCTGATGATTCAACTCACGTACAACCTATGAAGTTGATCGATGGTGACAATTTCTTCGATCTGAATTCTCCTCTACAGGAACTAGCATTCGCTTGGTTACGTGTTCATCCTACAATTGCAAGCTCATATCAAGCTTGGGAGCGTGGTGAATATCCAGCAGATACACAGTTCTATGTTGCTGATGAAGAGATCGAAAATGCAGTGACGTTCAAAAAGAAACAACTTATCAATAAAGCTATTGTCAAGTTTGATTCTATGACTCCTGAGAAGAAGAGAAAAGTTGCTCGTTTACTTGGTCTTCCTGTAACTGACGATACAAAGGAAGAAGCTGTGTACAACTTAGTAGATAATGTTCTGAAACAAACAGAATTCAAGAATGGTAAATACCAAGGTTTGAATCCTGTAGAAGTGTTCACTCGCTTCGCAGACATGAGAGAAAACTTACTCCATATTAAAGATCTTGTAAAACAAGCTATTGCACATTCAGTTTATAGACTAAAAGCAAATGGTAAAGTCTATGAAGGAGAATTTGAAGTGGCAAAAGATGAAGAGGAATTAGTTAAGTTCTTGGCTGATGACGATAACCAAGACGAATTAATAACTCTTGAACAAAAATTAAAAACTAAGAAACTTGCATCTGTATGATTCCTGTAGACAGTTTATTATATAAAATAGATCAAAGGCTAAATAAACTGTCGACTAATGAGCATCAACAGATACAGTTAGAAGATAAGATTTTAGCCTTGAACGAGGCTCAAATCAAATTGATAAAGCAAAAGGTCGATGGTATAAGCGTTGTATCAGGTCTTGGTTTCGACTCATTCAAGAAACGTTACGAAGACTTACAAAGCTTAATCGTAGGGTACAACCACCAACCTCTTAATTTATTAATTAAGAATCCACAACTAAATCAATGGACAGCATATCTTCATAATCTGTCTCCTAAATATATGTTCTATATAGATGCATACGTTTTAGCTGACAAAGGAAGATGTAAAGATAGAAAGATCTGGATTAATAAGGAACTTGCTAAACATGGTGACCTTACACTCCTTTTGGCAAATGATCATTACAAACCATCGTTTGAATATCAGGAAACATTCAACTTTCTGTCGTCTGATGAGATCTCTATATTTACAGATGGAACTTTCACTCCTTCTGATATATACATCTCATACATGAGATACCCTGTTTACATTGATAAAAGTGGATATATAAAGTTTGATGGAACACCATCTGTTGATCAAGACTGTGAACTAGAAACCTATCTTGAAGATGAGATTTTAGATTTAACAGTACAAAATCTTGCTATGTACACAGAAAATCAATCTGCTGTACAAAGTGCTCAGGTAAGGATTCAAACAAATGAATAAGTTTTTTCATAATTTAAAATAAAACAAAATGGCAGATTTTTCATTAACTACCCTCTTTGTGGTTCCTGTTGGCGGTACTCCAGCTAGTACAGATTCCACACAAGATCTTGTTGCTGGCAAAGTTGGATTCTTTGGCCAAGGCGCAGGTGGCCCCTACACAGCTCTAACTGCTGGTACAATTGCTGCAGCTCCCTACTTTTATGTTGCACAAGGTCGTGACAACACCTATTTGCAAGGATCTAAGCGTTCTGATAAGATCGCAGGTTCTTTGAACTCTGGTGGTAACTCTAGATCTAATGTTACAGAATGGTACAAAACTGTTGGTAATTCTAGCGCAGTAAATCAGGAAACTGAAGTTACAGCTTGGAATGTAAAATGTGGTGACATTGTAACTCTTACAATTCGTGCACATTCTTCTTACATTGACACTTTGTACTTCAATGGTTTCACTCGTTCAGTAACTGTTCAAGCTCCTTGCTGCGATTGTGGTGGAGATCCTTGTACTACTGTTGACGAAGAAGCTCTTATCAATGCGTTCATTGAGAAGTTGGAAGCTACTGCTCCTACTTTCATTGATCCAGTTGGTTCTACAGGTATCAATGCTGACAACATCAGCTTGAGCACATTCTTCACTTTCAGCCAACCTACTCCAGGAACATTGTTGATTGTTGGTAAACCTCTTACCAAGTATGGTCAACCTTGTGATGTGGCTGCGTTCCCTTGGGAATATGACAGAATGTACTTCAGAACATTCGTGTACAGTGGTCCTGCAACTACAGCTGACTTCATCGTTGCTGATGCTTGTAACATTGTAGCTGAGGCAAACATAACAGTGCCTTCTACTTATCCTAGTGGTTCTTCTGCTGAGGTTGCTCAGTTGGAAAAGAACTTCTACAGCTACCAAGCTGGTTACTTGAAGCACCTTTACAGAATGGCTGGTTACAATCAGAACTTCGAATCATATGTAACTGATGGTACGTTTTACAACATCTATTACATTAAATTCAATGAGTATGACAGATCTACTTATCAGTGGGGTGATTATATTCACGAAGATTCAATGGTAATTCTTGCTATTCCTGCTGCAGTATCTGCTGCGTTCGAAGCAATTCTTACTGCTGCATTGGGTACTCCAACTACTACCTAATAGGAAAGAGTAACAATATCATATAACCTATGCCAGAGGTGAGAGGATTCCAACTCAATCCTCTGGCATAATTATTTTAAACTATATGCCAACAAAACTTGATTTCTTAGTGGTTCCCACATATAATACTCTAACGCTAGGTATTGCAGATGCTTCTGTGTATGATGGTGTCCCATCTTCCCCTTCTATAGAAATTAAAGTTCCAGGATTTGGAACAGTGAATCTTCCATTCGTAATAAACGACTTCAACATATTTAATTCAGCTTCCTTAGGAATCAGTGCTGTTGGAACAAACTTACCATTACCAGATGGTGTGTACTATCTGAAATATACAAATGCGCCTGCGTTCCAGAACTATGTAGAAAAATCTATAATAAGAGTGGAACAGTTACAAGAAAAGTTTGATGCAGCATTTATGAAGCTCGACATGATGGAATGTGATCTTGCAATCAAGACACAGTCTAAAGTGGAGCTGAATAGCATATACTTCTTCATACAGGGAGCAGTTGCTGCTGCTAATAACTGTGCTGTTGATACAGCAAATAAATTATATGCACAAGCAAGCAGAATGTTAACTAACTTTACGAAAGGTGGATGTGGATGTTCAGGAAATAATTATATAACCAACTTTTACTAATATGGCAAACTGTAGAAACTGTGGAGCAAAATTTGGCTGTGGATGTCAATTGATTAATGGTCTCTGTGCAGCATGTAACGAAGCTGTTCAAAAGGGAATAAAAAAATTTAAAGATGTTATCACCAAGATTAACGAATTGTGTTGAATGCACCACTATCTCAGCACTTCTATCTGACATAGATTGCAAGCTGAGCGAGATGGCAAACAACTATTACAATAATATCGTATTTTCATTAAACCTTCCTGCTAAAGGTGTGGTAATGTTAGATCTTCTCAATTACAAAAGAATACTTACATACAAGCTTTGTAATGAGGACTACGCACTACCCTTTACAGTAGAGATGATTGCTAGTAGAGTTAAACTTTTAAAATTTAAATAAATGAGCTGTTCAAATTGTTTCAATGGTTGCTCTGAGATTGTTTCAGATCAATGTGTCAGATATACAGGAATAGATGTTCCTGTTCTTGGTATTAAGAATGGAGACTCTCTATCTTTTGTAGAGCAAGCTCTCATAACATTTCTTACATCTACATTAGATGGTTCTGGGATAAAAGTTGATATTAACCCCACCATTATATGTAATCTTGTAAAACAATATCTCCCTACGTGTGGAGATCTTACAGTGGTAGATTTCTTGACAGCTTTGGTGAAAGCTGCTTGCGATCTTCAAACTCAGGTGACTACAAACACCTCATCAATTTCTACAATCAATTCTCAACTATCTACGCTCAATGCACCTTATACAATAGGTTCATGTATCACAGGCGTAACCCCTACATCAGGAACACATGCTATTCTTCAGGCAACAATGAACGCATTGTGTGCATTTATAGCATCAGTACCAGTAGATTATGTTTCAGTTGCTGAATTTGATACGCTGATTGCTGATTACTTGGCAAGTCTTCCATCAAGCACATTGGTAAGTCAGAAGATGGTTCCATATGTCGCTTATGAATATTATGGTTCATTAACTCAATTTGATTCTACAGGCGCAGGTACAGGAGATTGGACTAAGATTTATTTGTGTAATGGTTTGAATGGTACTCCTGATAGAAGAGGTGTGGTTGCAGTTGGTGCTATTGCTAGCGTTCCTGGTGGACCTTTAGCTTCAGCAGTAAATCCTGCAGCATCACCTTTCAATCCAAACTACGCATTTGCAGGTCCAATTGTTGGAGCTAATTCTGTAACGCTGACCACTCAACAAATTCCTTCACATATACACAACAACACTTTAACAGTTACTGATCCTGGTCACACACATGGTCTTCCAAATGTTTGGAACGAGGGTGGTAATGGACACAATGCTAGTGGAGGAAACATTAACGAGGGAGCTATAACAGACAGAACTAGCTCTGAAACAACAGGAATTACTGTAAGTCTTACTAATGTTGCTGCTGGAGGAAACTTGCCACATGCTAACAATCAGCCAGCAATTGCTTGTTATTATATAATGTATCGTCCATAATTTAAACTTAATATAAATGTCTTGTTTACCAGGTACACCTTGCTACACTAGCACAATACATACAACAGGAGGAACTGCAGGAGGCTGTAATCTCGATCCATGTAACACGATAAAACTTGGAAGCGATGCTGTCTTCTACATAGGACCAACTCTTCCTTGCTCAGGAATAAATCCATGCGATAACATTTCACTAGCTCTTCAGAAGATAGATGCTGTGATTTGTAATCCTCCAGCACTTTCTGTAACAGCAAATAATGGATTAACCAAAACTGCAAATAACATTCAGCTTGGTGGAGAACTAATCCAACAAACTGTAATTACAACAAGTTTTGCAAATACACTGTCCTTATTAGGATTGTCAACAGACACAAATCCTGCATTCATACTTTCTCAAACAAGTTCTGGTGTAATTAGAAAAACAACAATAGCTAGCATAATTTCTGGAATCTCTGCCAACAATGGTATTAGCATATCAGGAGGAATCATTCAGTTGAGTGGGCCATTGATTAAGCCAACCACTGTAACTACAGATGCAGTTAACACATTAACATTAGCTGGGCTTCAGACAGATGCTAATCCTGATTTTATTGTTACAGAAACTACAGCAGGTGTTGTTAGAAGAATCTCTACAGCTTCTCTTGGTGCGATATTAGGAACTCCTATTACAGCAAACAATGGTCTTACAAAGACAGGAAACAACATCGAGCTAGGTGGCACTTTAATAAAGAATACTAATGTAAACATGAATGGTTTCACATTCACGTTAGCAGACTACACTGATCCTAGCATATACTCTTTTTTAATTGGTAACAAGAGCGTTCAATATCTCCAAGCAGGAGACCAAATAGCAGTCACTCCAACAGGATCTGTTACAAGAACTATTGTATTTAAATCTTCTGCAGCAACATGGTTGACAAACTATACAAGTAGTGCCTACAATGCTCAGGCTAATTGGGAAGCAGCTCACCCATGGGTTGTTATGGATTCTTTGCATAACTTCCAAGTAGTAGACTATATTCACTCAGTAAATAGAACTTCTGCGTTCCTTGCTCATTATTATGACGAGCGAGTTGGTAACGCAAATTGGCAAGAAACGTGGTATAGTTCTGCTGAATATACAGCAGACACAGGTCTTGCAACACTTAAGTCTGGAGATTACTTCACCATAGCAAATTATGATCCTGCAGACGATTTCTCACCTTCTGTAGACAGTATATACTCAGGAACAATTAACACTAATGGTTGCGTATTCATTGCAAATGGTACAGCACCTATATGGACAGCATCAAAAATTGAAGGAGATTTTCCAGTGGTAGATTTTGATACTAGATCAGCATTTGTAATTACAAGAGCAGAAAGTGGTATTGGAAGAGTTAATACAAGATCAAAAGTGCTCTATGGAGAACATGATTATATATCAATTGGAAACAATAGCATTCCTACACAGAAATGGGGAGTAGCAGTAGGAACAAACAATACACTTGCAGGAGGTGGAGAAAATGGTTTTGCTGCTGGCGCACTGAATACGCTCTCTTCAGGATCATCAAGTTATGCAATAGGAGAATCAAATACCATAGCTAATGGTAACTCAGGAGCACTTGGTTTTTCTATAAGTAACCAAGGAACACGCTCTCATGCTATAGGATATGATCTTGACATTCCTTCTGCAAACACAGGGACACTTCAAGTTGGTTCATATAATAACATAGGTGCAGTTGATTATCTTCTTGAGTTTGGCGTTTCTTCCTATCCTACATTCAGTGTAGGTAATGGTACACAGTCTGGAGTAGATCCTGCAGAAAAGCTTAACATATTCCATGTAATGAAGAGTGGGTTTGTTAAGTCCAAAGATGGTCATGACGCAAGAGCAGGACAGAGAGGAATGCTTCCTCCACAATGGACAGATAGTGGATGGGTTGCTACAGGTGGTCAAACATTTGATGGTGGAGCAAAATATATAATTACACAATACGAAACAGGTGATGATTTCTCAAATCTTGTAGACAGACCATTGTGGGGACAACCTAACACTACAGGATACACATTTATTGCTGGTCCAGGGACGAGTGCTACAGATTGGTCACATGGATCTGAAGTGGTAAAAGTTGGCAGACCTACTTCTCCTGAGCCTGGAGAAATGGGGTACAACCTTGATGCAGCTAGACTGGAATATTGGAATGGTAGCCTATGGGTACAATTATAAAATCAAAAAATGATAGCATTAATAACACTTACAGTTGCAGGAGCAGACACAGGTCCATTTAATCTATATTCAGATGTAGATGGATTTTCATCTGCTTTTGAAACAAATATTGATAAGGCAACCCTTCTTGCAGGATACACATCATACGTTGTTCCTGATGGGACAACTGATATAAGGGCTATGTCAATGGGTATTTGTACAAACTATTCAGAACTTACACTACTTGATCTTCGATGGAGAGCTCTTGCAACAGAATGTGAACAAGCTTCCAACTTTGAAATTACACACGAGGTTACAGATTACGTTACTCCTGGAGCTACATACTATGACAATACAACTAATCGTGTTTATGTAGCAGATCATCAAGATTACATTAGAGGTAACATAAGTTGGTTCGATCCATTCACTGCTACAACAGCAAGTGATGCCACGTATTATACAGGCATTCAATTCGACTCTTTGTACAGCCTTTATGTAGACACTGTTTACAGAAGAATCTACTTAACAGGCACCAGTGTTCAAACAGTTCCAAATACAGGGTTGATAAGTTACGACATTGATACAAATACACATCAAGTGTACCCATATGGTATTGACACTCCTTTTAGTAGAATCTCCTTGTTCGTAACAACTAATTCAATCATTGTTGGAGGAGCGTATAGTGGAGCTACTGTTGGGTTTGGGGTTCTAGACAGAGCCACTCCTACATCAGTGACATTTGTTGCTTATGATAATACAGGAGGAAACTTTCACAATGTCACCAACGCTATGAACGTAATAGAAGTTGGAGATAAGTATTGGATTGTTGCAGGACCAGGAGCATACACAGGTGGAGTAGGCAGTCCATCAGGAAATATTCTTGTATTTAATCAAGATCTAACCTACAACTCTACAATAACATTAACAGGAACAGCACCTTACGCAGGTGGAGGAGGTTCGTATTGGCAGTTTGGTTTTTACGATGAGTTTTACAATACTTTTTATCTATCAGACATTGGTAGTAACAACATTTTTAGATTTACAGTTAACAGTACATTCACTGGTGCAGTTGGTCCAATAAGTTCTGAGAATCAAAGTGTTAGGTTCAACAGCCTTGCAAACACTAACATGGTCGTGTATTACACTATTGACCCTGTTTCAGAAAAACTTTATGCTGGATGTCAGGTTATAGGAGGAACAACAGGTAATAAAACATACGAGATTGATAGAGCTACTGGTGCATATGTTAGATGGATTGATGACGTATTTGTATATAAGATTGCTCCTGTAGCAGATAGTTTTGGAACAGATAGCTTGATGGCACCAGATGGTGGGGCTGCTCCTTGGGGAACAGTAAACCCTGCCAGAGATGGTAAAGTGACATTCTTTAATAATTCTGTAAACTCGTATAATACAGGAATGGTTGATGTGGTTACACTTGAGCAATACAACTTTGCTACAGGTATTAATACAGGTCTTACAAAACCTAATGTGCTAGGAGACCCAGATTACATACCTCCATACGAAGATCTTACAGAATGTCCTCTTACATATAATCTGATTTGTCCAACTGTTGGTTTCAACATACCAACACTTACAACAGCATATTATGAGTTTAACTTGGATGAGAGAACAAATAGTAATCCTCTACTAGCCTATGTTAAAGTGGTTCTATATAATACAATCACTAGTGCAACAGTTGAGTTTGTAGACATACCTACACCTATGACGTACGTATATTACAACGCATCGTTCACAGGTCTCACTTTACCTAACAATACTGACTACGCTATTAAAGTAGAATACTACGACAGTTCTGACACATTACTAATTTGTGAAACACCTTAATGGTAGACTATACAATATATAAAAACTCCTGTTTTGTTGGTTTTACAGGAATGTTCTCCTGGCATTTCTATGCTGGGAGTTTTTCTTTAAACTAACATTTTTAGTTATCATTAATAACATACTGAGTTATTTTAATTTGGTATATTCAGAATTAAATAATTAACTTTACTTAATGCGCAATAAATCTTAGTTTATGCAAAATAATCTGTCCCTGTCCTCTGAACTATCTCAAATGTTAAGTTGGAAGAAAAGTAAAAGTTTTTACGCAAACAGGCTTGGGATTTCAGAGAAAGATGTAGAAAACTTATTGAAAGAACTAAGAAATCAACAAGACGCAGAAGTTGGTAACTACATAAGCAACTTAGAGGAGCTGGTTGTAAAAGTAAATAACGACAGAGGTACACTAGAGTCAATAATCGAAACTGACTTTGAACCTAAGGATGACATCGAGCTAGCGAAACTACATAAGATAAATCTTGACAAGTATAAGATTTCGAACTACTGGACTAAACAGAAGTCTAGTGGAAAGTTTACATCTTCTGTATTTGCAACTCTCAGACAACCAAAAGATTACACAGTAGAAGACTTTGCAAAGTTTCTTGAGAACTATACTCCTAAAGAGGTCGTTGTTAGAACTGTTATTAATGACTCTGTTTATACTTCAACAGTTGATATCGAGGTTTCAATAGCAGACTTTCACTTAGCCAAAAAGACTCTTGAGGGAGAATCAATACAAGAAAAGAAAATACAATATCTAGTAACTTTATACGATCTTATAGAAAAAGTTACATCCAACTTTTTGATCAGAAAAGTAGTTTTTCCAATATCAAACGACTTCTTTCATACAGATAACTACCAGAATCAAACTACAAATGGTACTCCTCAAGATGTGCTTGCAGAATACAATCACGAGTATGAGGAGGGGTTTGACCTTTTGGTAACAGCTATAAACTATCTTCAGGAAGTTGCAGAAGAAGTGGAAGTGATTCTTGTACAAGGAAATCATGACAGAACAAAATCATTCTACCTTGCACACGCACTAGACATCTTCTTCAGGAACAACGAAAAGATATCTTTTCAGAGAGAACACTCTACAACTAAATCAGTGGTGCTAGGAAGCACATTTATAGGGTATCATCATGGTAACTGTAAGATAGATGAGCTACCATTACTGTTTGCAACAGGTAATAATTCTTTTAAGTTTGGTGGTGCTAAGTATAGAGAAGTGCACACAGGCGATAAGCACCATTACATGGCTAAAGAGGTGAAAGGTGTAAGAATACAACAAATGCCTAGTCTTTCAGGAACTGATAGATGGCATGCTGACAATAATTATGTAAATAACATACGAGCTGGTCTTGTGCTCATATACGATCCTAATCTTGGAAAGATAGGAGAGTTTGAATCAAGAATATAACTATGTCAACATTAAGAAAACTAGTATCAGACGTACGATCTATGCACAAGCTTCTGTCTACAGACAGCTTGATAACAGATCGTGCAATAGCTTCTGAGATTAAAAACAACGCTCAGCTTTTGATAAAGAGAGAAACAAATCTCAGAAAGCTTTGGGCTACGTCAACTTTGTTCACCACTATTCCTTGTTTGGAGATGGTGGAAGTTCCTATTTCAGAGTGTTGCGACTATGTAGACGAATGCACTGTGGCAAGAAGCAGATATAAGCTACCAAGAATAGGAGAAGGAAACTACCAGTATCTCATCCAGGGAGTGTATTCTATAAATGCAATGAGTGGTAGTGGAAAGAAACTAAAAGAGATTACCATTAACAGATATATAAATCTTTTAAAGCTCCCTGTCATAAAGAACGAGGAATACTATTGGATTGTGAATGACTATTTGTATGTAAGCAATCCTTTGCTCCAAGCTATACGAATAGCAGCATTCTTTGAACAAGATGTTCCTAATGAAGTGATGTTTCCTGAGTGTGACTGTGGAACACCCCAACCAACAGATGAACAGTGGTGCATGAATCCTCTAGATAAACCTTATGGTTTGCCTGGATATTTGGAGAGTCAGGTGTTACAGCTGACATCGCAGAAACTTCTATCTACATACTTTACATTAAAAACAGACTTGACAGAAGATCAAATGGATGGTCAAGCACCAAACGCACCTGCTGGAAGATGAGAGTAAAAATAGATTGGAGAAGTGCTAGTAGAGAAAACTACAATAGTTTTTGTAAGAAACATCCATCGTTAAACCTATCGTTTGATGAATGGAGAAACATCATTTATTCATTTAATGATTCTTTCAAAAACTACATACTGGAAACAGGAGAGAAGGCAAAGCTTCCTTTTGGATTTGGAGAGTTTTCCATAAACAAGAAGAAGAGGAGGAAGAGGAAAGGATTGAACGATGAGTTTGTGAATCTTCCAATTGACTGGCAGAAAACTAAAGAAAAAGGAAAAAGAATCTATAACTTTAATTATCATACAGAAGGATTCTTTTTTGGATGGATGTGGTTCAAAGAAAGCGCAAGATTAAAGAACATTGATCTCTGGTATTTCAAAGCATCAAGAGTTACATCAAGGCTTTTGTCCCACTACATAAAAACCAATGAGAAGTATCAACATATGTATAACGAATGGAAAAAATAAAATAAAATGTCATACTACTATAAATATGATTTTACAACCCCTGAGGTAGTTTATTCTGTTGTAAAAGAAGAATTGAAAAGCTACTTCGATACAGGTGCTGTAGATGATCTTCTGTTTCCAACATACTTAGACAAGTGTCTTAGGAAACTAGGAAGAACTACTTATGTCATTGCTGAAACTGCTCTATTCATAGAGGACTTTCAGGCTAGACTTCCAGATAACTTTTATGCTGTAAGAGAAGCATGGATGTGTACTGAGGTTCCAGGAAACTCATATCAAACTGCTAATTCGTTTTATTCTCAAGCTGCACTACAGACAACTATACAAGTGAGCCCTGTAATAATAGATCAAGTTCCTTGTAATAGCAATTGTCCTCCAAATGCTTGTACATGTATGCCAGATCTTATTCAGGCTGTATATAAAACAAATCAACAGATTCCAAGAACTTATAAAAGAGATTATCTGTTGAAGCCAGGAAACATTTCTGTTAGAAGTCATTGTGATGTAGACTACACAAACAATTGGAGCTTTCGACAACAAGCTGCTCCACTTAACCAGTTTACACCAGCATCCTCGTCTTTGGATTCATTTGATATCAGAGACAACAAGTTTGTCACTAATTTCAGACATGGGATTGTTCATTTAGTTTTCTATGCTACAGAGTATGACAATGGTGGAAACCAGATGATTCCAGATAACTATCGTATTAAAGAATATATTGAAGCATTCATTAAGTATAAGGTGTTTGAAACATTGGCAAATCAAATTAACGATGAGACTTTTCAACAACTACAACAAAAGCTTGCCTACTACAAGCAGTTGTCTGAAGAAGCCTTCATCATGGCAGATATTGAAATTAAGAAACAAGACGTATATGCTAAACAGAGACGAATAATAAATGATTTGAACAGGTTTAACATGTACGAATTACCAAATAGAATAAACAGATATGGCTGGAGAAGAAATAACTAATCAGGGTAATAATATAAACCCAGAGTATAATGTAGGGAGACTTGGCCTTAATATGGATCAATCTGTAAATCAGATTCCAAAAGGTATACTATCGTATGCTCTGAACGCTTCTGTTGAGAACTTTGACGCTAATTCTGTCAATTATCAAAATGAACCAGGTAATGAGTTTTGTTTGAATTTTCCTACAGGGTATCATTTGATTGGCGAACACTTCATAAATGAGAAAAGTAAACACGTATTCTTTCTTGCAAATCCTGATACAGGAGAATCAGAGATTGGATATATGGATAACAATGATTGCATCTATCGCACATTTGTAAACGCACCATGTCTCAACTTCAACATAAAATATCCAATACACAAAGCTGTTCATAAAATATCAAACTGTGCTACAGAGATATACTGGACAGATGGATTTAATCCAAGAAGATACGTTGACCTTGAAGACATTTCAAGCATATACACTGTAACTCCAGGAACAGATGTTTGTGACAACGAGAGAATTCCTATCATTGATTGTAACAAACTCAAGGTACAACCAAACTTTGAGATTCCTGATCTTAGTGTTGTAGATGTAAGAAATGGTGGTGCCCTAACAGCTGGTACATATCAATTCGCAATACAATACTGTGATTCCATAGGAACAGGATATACATCCTACTACTCTGTAACTAACCCTACCCCAATCTTTGATCCTAATAAGATTACACTTGATTTTAATTATGAGGTGGGTAGATCTATTGTGTTGAATATTAAGAACATAGATATCACTGGATACTTTCAGTATTTCAACGTTGCTGTAATTAAAACAGTAAATAACATTAGTTCTGTAGAACTGATTGGAACATATTTTATAGATAGAGCTCAAAAAGAAATCATTTACACAGGTCAAAATGTAACACAGATAAGACTTACAGTAGATGATATATTCGAGAAGTTCCCATATTATGATGTAGCTCAAGATATTACAGCTGTACAAGACATTCTTGTATGGGACAACCTCACGTCTGCTGAAAGAATAAACTACCAGAAGATAGCGAATAGAATAACTCTTCAATGGCAGAGTTATAGAATTCCAAACACAGAATCTTATGCTGATGAGGTAAACGCAACAAACCTACGTGGGTACATGCGTGATGAGGTGTATGCGTTTGAAATAGTCTTCCTCCTAAGGAATGGTAAACAAACAGATGGTTTCCACATCCCAGGAAGAGCTGTCAATCCACAAGACTTAGTTCTTCTCGATCAGACAAATCAAGATTTTGTAGGTGAACCTGATACAATAGTTAACAACTTAGGCTACAGTCCATATTGGAAAATATATAATACAGCATATAAAGTTGGGGACGCTCCTGGTAAATCAGGATTGAGTTCCTACAAAGGTGATTGGGAATATGGCGAGTTTGCATATTGGGAATCAACAGAAACCTATCCATGTAACGAGGAAGTGTGGGGAGAACTCTCTAATCAACCAATCAGACATCACAAATTTCCTGATGTCTTAGTCTCTCCTATATTTGAAAGTCCTACAATATTTATAGATGGTAATGGAAAGTATGCTCCTGTAATGCAAAAGGATGCAATCTTCCCAATTGGTGTAAAGCTTGATGTTGGACAAGTATTATCTCTAATACAACAATCAGATCTTACACCTGAGCAGAAGTCAGAGATTGTAGCATTCAAAATAGTCAGAGGAGATCGTGGTACAAACAAGTCCATCATAGCAAAGGGCATACTTAGGAATGTAGGAAAGTACAATAGAGAAGGAACAGACTATTACTATCCAAACTACCCATATAACGACCTTAGGCCTGATCCATTTATCAATGACTCAAGCAATAGTTACACCACTGCATTTATATCAGGAGTAAATACAACAGTTACGTGTAGAAGCTTTACGATTACAGCAAAGACAGATACTGTAATTGAATATCAAAATTGTGAGACAACTTTACTAGATACAATAGAAGTAAAAGCAGGTGAAGTAAAAGAAGTGTGTTCTTTCTCCTATCCAAAACCAAACATCATATCAGGAACAGCCTTTATAACATGTAACACATATAGCAGATATAAAATTACTGGTGCTGGTGGTGTGTTTTATAGATTCACTCCTCCAAACATATTTGCTAATACTGCTCCTACAGGAGGGGCGTCATTTACAGCATTTGGTTGGACTCTTCCACATGGAAATCCTCCACTAGGATATTCTACATGGGTAGATTTTTGTTTTGATTATCCAAACGATCAAGGATGTAAAGCATGTCTTGATGACAATATTTATGCAAGTTTTCCATCTGATGGATATTTTTTAAATAACTATACCTCATCTGGTCAGTACGTAGGAGACATATTTTATATAGATTCGCTAATTCCTCCAACATACACTTGTTGTAATCCTATTTATGCTGGAACAGTTGAGAAGATTGCAGATATTGATAATGGAAACTGCGCACCATCTCCTCTAGATGGATTTAAGTTTCCTGAGTCTGCGTATAGACTTATATTTAATTCTCCTGATACATCTTTTGGACAACCCTTCCTTGGGAACATACTAAAACTTGAAAACGTAATGTATGGTGCAGGGAAAGCCCATTTCGTACAAGTGAGAGATAATGCAAACTATAAACTTCTTACAGCTGAAGCACAAAACGATGCTCTCGACTCATCTGCATCGATAGCCAATTTTACAGGAACATTTGATCCAGCTGCAATGTTTGTTGCTTATCAGTCATACCTTACAATATATGTTAATGGTATTACAAGAAGAAACTATGCATACTCGTTCAATTCTATTGCAGGATATGACTACTCTTCTATAATAGCAAACGACAATGGTGTTAAGCAAAGAGAGATTGATCTTGCACAATATCTTATTCCTGTTGTACAAAACGTAAACGATGACCACAACGTAAACAACTGGTATAGAGAATCATCAGTTTACATTAAGACAGCTAGTGAAACTAACACATACGATGTTCCTTACATAGTTTATGAAATTTGTAATAACGCAATTCTTTCTACAAATGACACTGTAATAAAGATAACAGATCCAGCAACTGGATCAATGACAGTGAATATCCCTGGAGCGTCAACATGTTTGACTTACAACTCTACAACTTATCCTGTATATGTAAGTGGTTCTATAAGTTACACGATTACACCATTAGGAAGTGGTGTACAGGCAGTTACGTTAACAAGATCAGCGCTTCCTTTCCCAAACAACACACCAAGCCTCATGTCATCAGGAACAAGTCTTATAGAGGATGATACAAGATTTGTTCTGTCTGATACTACAAGAGGAAGTTCATGTAATAAACCTCAACAAGAAGTCAATACAAAAGTTGTTGCGTATTATGCTTCTATGAAAAATGACTTTGTCAACCAATGGGGACAAATGTATTCGTATGACACTATTGATACAGGATTCCAAAGAAACATTGATCTTCAAAAGTCATTGGATCCATATGCTCAAGGAACTGTAACAGTGTTTGGTGGCGACACGTTCATCAGCAGATTTGCATTCAAGACAAAGCTTCCATTCTTCATAGATAATCGTGTAAGTGCTCCTGATGATTCAGATATATTCTACGATGAGATTGGTAATGTTGCCTATCCTAAATACTGGCACTCTGCAAGATCTGTATTGGGAAACTATACTAATACAGTTAATAGTAATCCTTTAAATATGACAAACCTCATATCTATAAAGGCTCACAACTTTGATTGTCCAAATAGTCAAACCCCTGCTACAAATAATCCTGGAAGAACATACTATGATGGTAAGTTCTACTTATTTGCTTATGGTATTCCCTCGTTCTATTGCGAAAGTTTAATAAATGTAGACCTTCGTCAAGCGTTCAATAACAGAGAAGGGGAGTTCTGGCCTCATGTAAGTACAAGTATTCCTGATGACTGGTTACAAGAAAGTTTTGTAACCATTGCTCAGGACAATACATACTACTATAACGTAACCTATTCTAAACAAAATAGAGAGAACTACTTCTCTCATCTTCCTGTAGACTGGCAGAAGAGGCTTTGTTACACCTACTATCCATTCAGAACAATATACTCTGATATGCAGCAGGACAGTGTAACAAACCAAACAAATAACTGGTTGATATATCGTCCTATTTCGTTTTTTGATTTCCCTCAGAACTATGGAAAACTTACATCATTAGATGGTGTACAGAACAAAGAAATTCTTGCAAGGTTTGAGAACAAGACACTTCTGTATAATCAGCTTATAACAATTGATACAAGTAATCCAAAAGCTGCATATATAGGAAACAGTAAACTATTTGAAGGAGCTCCTCCTGTAGACTTTGCTGAAACAGATCTTGGATATGTGGGATGTCAGAACAAAATGCTCTTGAAGATTCCTCAAGGACAGGTTACTGTAGATGCTAAGAGAGGACAAGTGTTTCTTCTTACAGGACAAGGTGCTACAGATCTTTCTGCATTTGGCTCAGGACTAAACAGATTCTTCACAGACCATCTTGCTTTTGAGATATTGAGACATTTCCCTAACGTTGACACAGATAACCACTTCAATGGAATTGGATTACATGGTGTGTATGATTCTAAGTATGATAGAGTGATCATATCAAAACTAGACTATGTTCCTACTGATCCAAGAATCAAATACGATGAAACAACAAAAGAGTTCTATATAGAGGAACTTGTTATCGATTGTCCTACAACCACTACGACAAGTAGTAGTAGCACGTCAACGTCGACATCAAGTACCACAAGCACAACGTCAACTACAAGTACTACAAGTACGACTTCTACCACTAGTAGCACGACAACAGCAATACCTCCTAATTACTGGATTGGAACAAACGATGCAGGAAATACAACAGGTGGTGCGATATGCTTCATATCTACAGGTGGCGCTACGCTATATAGTGACATACCTACATTTACATCAGGTATGACATTCTATGTAGACTTAGGACTGACTATTCCATACAATGGACAAAACTGGTATCATAAAATAACAAATTCACTTTCTGGATTAAACTACTATGCTAAAATTAAACCAGATGGTACAATAGCAGGACTTCCAGATGTGTCTGGGGCTTGTTAAACAAAAGAGATAGAAATGGCACAAAACAATTGTACACCTGTTTATAGAAGAACTGTAATTGACGTTACAGATCCTGAATATTTCTGTAATAAGTCCTGGACTCTTTCGTTTAATTTTAATACAAAGAGTTGGATTTCTTTTCACAGCTACATTCCAAACTGGTATGTTGCTGAGAACAATTTCTTCTACTCAGGACTCAATGGAGGATGTGATCTATCTGCGATTGCTTTTGAGGAAGTACCTTTCACCACATCAAGTACAACCACTCCTTGTATAGGGTGTAAGCCACCAGAACCTACAACTACAACAACTACAACTGTTCTTGATTGTGAGATTGAAGGAAACTTTGTAATACAACCAAACCCAACAACAACCACTACAAGTAGTAGTACAAGTACAAGTACCACTACATCAACTACAACAATTTGTCCTTCGTGTTTCACTTATACAATTACAAATACAACACTTACTCTACAACCAGTAACACTAACATCATGTTACACAAATGAAGAATATGTAATTTATTTAGAAGCAGGTAGCTTCATTAATGCATGTTCTTGTAATGCACCTTTCGCTGACCCTGGAGTTGGGTTTGCTATTCTTGCCTTTGGTGAGTGTATAAACTGTTTCTGTTACACAGTGACAAATGACACAGACAAGACTTCAGACTTTACTTATGTTATGTGTGATGGTACATTTATGAATACAATACTGCTAAGTGGAGAGACAGTGAAAGTTTGTGCTCAACAGTCTTCAGTAATATCATTCTTCCCATTAACAATAACAGGAGGGACATTACCTTGTAGTACAAGTGGGGATTGTCCATAATCACATTAATTAACTATAGATGTCAAGAATAATAACCATAAAATTAACAAAGGCAGGATCAAGAACTGGTCCTTTTGATGTGACAGATAACTTTGGAAACGTCTTGGGAACATCTGTTCCTAAGAGTAAGCTTATATCTGGACTGACTGTTGAGGTGGCTGATAACGTGAGTGTTGTAATAATAAAGTCTGTTAAGGGGTGTACTACAAATTGTGAAGTGGAGATAAGAATTGGTATTACAGAACTCACTGTGCTTGACATAGTAGATCTCAAGTTTACCAATACAAACACAGCATCTCTTTGGAGACATCTTACCAATCCAAAGATATACAACTACTACTACAACACTGTGTATCCTTATATAATAGAATATCCTTTTGCATACCAGTTCCAAGATGAAATCTTGCAGAACGTAAAAGACTATACAAAAGCATATCAGTATTTAGACTCTCCTAATGGTGTATGGAACGACAATGCTAAAATAGAAACTGACGACATATGGTTTAACAAGGCTGTTCTGTACAATGGACAACAGTCTACAGGTGTGCTAGAACTTGTACCAAAACCATTGCGCAACCTCAGCGAGTATATGAAATATCCTATATATGGAACTGAGAGCAAAACCATCACCTTCACAAAGAGTGACAACTTCTACCAGTACAATACATTCTGGTCTTTGGTAAAGGATAAAAGAATACCTTTGTTTGTAACAGACTGTTGCTCAACCCTATCTTTGGATAAGTTGGTGAACCAGTCAAATATGGACTATGGTAAGAGATCCTTTAAGAAGGAACCTCTAAGAGCAAAAGAATTAAAAGTAAGACATATATTAGATAATCGCTCAGACGCACATTTAACTAGTCAGTTCATTGTGACTCCAGCACAAATCTCTTATAAATAATGGCAAAGAAAATAAAAGGTTGGTTAAACAACTATGCTGATGGAGGAGAGGTGTCTTCCACTACAACAGACGCTACAACTAAACCCTTTTCATGGAAGGATCGTATTGTAATGACTCCTACAAGCGATGCTGTTGGAGCTGGTGTTCCAAATATCAAACAACAGAACGAAACTGCTGTAAAAGTTAAAGCTCAAGACGAGAAAAGACTTAAACAGGATTACATAGAAACTTCCATGAGAAGTCAAGCAACTGTAAGTGCAGATCGTGTGCCATTGTCTGGACCTGAAAGAGAAAAAGCAGAAGAGATAAGAAGACAACGCAATAGAGAAATTGCACAATCAAACCCTGATAAGTATAAATACAACTTTGATACAGGAGATCTTGTAATAAAAGAGAGTGCCTCACCTAGCGAATGGTCAGCTGCTTCTTTTATTCAAACTCCTGAACTTGTCAAAACAGCAGCAATGCTCACGCCCTCAGGAAGAGATTATGATGCTGGACGAGCTGGTTCAGATGTCTTTATAAACGCACATCCATGGCTAGCCCCCATAACATCAACAGGAAGATTAGCATCACAAGTATCTGGAACAAATCAATATGGTATCGATCCTAATAAAGGATTTACAGCTAATAATGTATTAGGTGGAGCAATGATGGGATTTGATTTATTGGCATCAGCAGCAGGTGTAGGCCCAGGACTAAGCGTGCTTAGTAAGCCAGTAGTTCAGCCAGCTGTTCAAGAATTACTTGCAGCTAAAAAAGCACTCACTCCTCCTAAATATCCTTTTGGAAGAGATCCTCAAATGGGACAAAATTGGACAAGATTTGTTGCTGCTCCTGAAGTAATGAATCGTTTTGGTCTAACAAGTTCAGAAGCTACTCGTTGGTTGGAAGATTTCATGGTAAAGAAGACTGGTAAAACTATACCAGAAATAGATGTTGAAACCTCAGCAATGCCCCATAGAGCTCTTAGATATGAAAGAATTTTGCATGATGAGTTGTTTGGAAATACAGGCATGCCTATTTATCGATCAATATATGGTGCAATAGACGATGCTAGTGTTAAATTAGAGCCTCTAAGAAATATACTTAATGCCCCACCTAAGGAAGGTTTAAAAAAGGTATTTAATAAACTAGATGAAGTTGCTGGTAAAGCTGTAGATAAGAGAATAAAGTCAAACGATCTCAAATCTGTAATTAATGAAACAAACGATCTCTTGTCAAAAGGACTTGGGATTAAAAAAACAGATGTAGAGGTAAAATTAGACCCATACTATTTTCAGTCTAATTCTTCATTTAAAGATAAGGTTTCATTAACAGTTAAGGTAAATGATCCTAAAACAGGGTGGGTCACTTTAGGTAGTATAACGCTAGATAACAACACGAATTTTGGAGCACCCACTTTATCTAATAAGATAAAACAAATGTTAGGTAAAGACATAACGTCTGTTAAAAATCCTAACATTTCAACAAAAGGTTTGATTAAAGATCTGGATTATCCTTACCAAGATCAAGGAGATGTAACTAAGCTTGGAGGACAAAATTATGAAGGAACTGCTATTGGAGGAGAAATTCATCAAGCACTAAAGCAAGCTTCTGAAAAGTATAACACAAATCTTTTAAGTAGTAGAACTCACAGTAAAGCAGGTCAAGCTAGATATCTTAGAGAATACTTGAATGGTCGTCTACAAGGTGTTGTAG